ATGAGGAAATGGTTGGTAAATTTAAAGAATCAATTATTAAGCAAAAATTATAAGGACGTTTTTAGTATTCTTTTTTCTTTGCAAGTATCACTGTTTAGTTTCGCGACAGGTGCTTTTTTAATGATAAAAGGTGACGCTGTAGCAGAAGGAAGTGATACTTACAAGTTGATGGACGATCTGATGAACATGGACACGTGGGGGTTATTCTTTATTGTCAGTTCAGTGTTAATTTTAATATCAATATTTCAAGTAAATAAGGCGAAATATATTAATATGCTTATTGGAGGAACGATAGGCGTATTTATTTTGTTTCTCTATGCTTCTGCAAGTGCGGAAGGTCAGTCACAATGGTTACTTCCTGTTCGCTATGGTTTAAGTGCATGTTTTAATTTATTCATCGCGGGTGTGGGAGGGTTTGAACTATGGAAGCTGAAAAACAAACAGGATTCGTAACAAGATTAGAGTTATTAGAATATGAAAGTAAATTGAAGATTGATGTATCAAAAGATATAGAGAAAATAGAAAATAAAGTTGATGGATTAGGTGATGATTTAAATGACTTAAAAGATATTGTTATTCCTCTATCATTATCATTAGATCAAATTGCAAAAAATACAGAAAGAACAGCAACAACATTGGACAGGTTTGCTAGTGACACAACAATCCATTTGCATGAACATGATATTGAGCTTACTAGTATCAAAGCAAAGTCAGAAAAAGCAGATAAAGTTAAAAATAGCGATGCGATGGTCACAGTTGCAATCATTGGACTAATAGGCGCAGTAATAACAACAATCATTACCTTAGCCCCGATCATGTGGAAATAAAGGAGGAAAAATAATGAAAATTAACTGGAAAGTAAGAATGAAATCGAAGGTTTTTTGGGTGTCAGTTATCCCGCTAATTTTGGTGCTAGTACAGCAAGTTCTTGGGTGGTTTGGCGTAACCATTCCCGCGGACACAATCAATAAAGAAGCGCTAGATATGATTAACAGTGTATTTCTATTGCTCGGTGTACTAGGAGTAGTAAACGACCCAACGACAGGTGGCGCAAGCGACAGCGAGTTAGTTTTGAATAAAAATAAAAATGAAGAGGATGATAAGTAATGGCAACACTAAAATATAATTATATTAATAAAAATAAATTCTCGCGACCAGGATTTAAGCTACTAAGAGTAAGTAAAATTGTTATGCACTATACTGCAAATCCTGGAGCTGGAGCAGATAATCACAGACGATATTTTAGAGATTTAAAAGGGCGTTACGCTTCTGCACATATTTTTATTGATGATAAAGAAGCTATTTGTATTATCCCTTTAAACGAAGTTGCATACCACGCGAACGAGAAAGCTTGCAGGGTACAAGCGCTTAAAGCTACTACGAGCTACTATGCTGGCGGAAATGCAAATTTGACCTCTATTGGTATCGAAATGTGCTTAGATAAAAACGGAAATATTACTTCGGCAACGTTTAATCGTTCTGTTGATGTAGTTGCAGAGCTTTGCAAAACATATAATTTAACAGCTAGTGATATTATTCGACATTATGACGTCACTGGTAAAAATTGCCCTGCGCCTTGGGTTGCAAAGCCGAGTGAGTTAACACGTTTCAGAAATGCGGTTAATGCGAAACTAAAAGGTTCTGCTACCACAAGTAAACCACACACATCAGCAAGTAAAAACACATACTACACAGAAAACCCACGAAAAGTTAAAACACTAGTACAATGTGATCTATACAAATCAGTAGACTTTACAACAAAAAACAAAACCGGTGGCACATATCCGGTAGGCACTATCTTCACGATTACAGGAATGGCTAAAACAAAAGGCGGAACACCTCGCTTGAAAACGAAATCTGGTTACTATCTCACTGCTAACACGAAGTTTGTTAAAAAGATTTAGTTTGTTGCCCTCGCGTGTGCGGGGGCTTTTTTTATTTAAGGATACTTTTGCGATACTTTAAAAGCTAATAAATAAGCTAAAATGAATATGACATCATTTTGTAGCTGTTAAGCGCTGTTAAGCACGTATAAAAGCATTTAAAAGCTGTTTAAGATGATTTGAATTTAAAAAAATGTTTACTTTTAAGCTAAATGTGTATAGTATATATTGTAAGGACTTAAAACTTGGAGGGATGAAAATGGTAGGCGTTCAGTTTAAAACAACAATCATGGTTGATGATGCTAAGGGTCAAAAATTATTAGGCGAAAAGTTCAATCCTACTATTAATAATATTTCGGAAAGAAAAGCAATTGCTAGTATAAGAGAGAATTTTGCACAAATTCCAAAGATGAACATTACTAATGACAAGAGATAAAGAATTCGATGTTTCAACATTTTCTGTTGTTGAATATGTTGGTGATTTAAATAAAGAAACGTTTGGTTGTCATAACCCTTCCATTAATAATTTTTTATATAAAGAATCACGCGAATTAAACCTCTCTAATTTAGCTAATACTACCATAGTTTATGATAATAAAGAAAAAGGATACTTGGTTTTTACACATTAAACGCTGGAGTAATCGAGTTTACAAGAAGAAACGATAAATTTGTCCGGCATACACCGGGTTTTGATAGTAATACTATGTTTGCTGATGGAGGGAATCAAACCTATCCTGTTATTCATTTAGCATATATTGCATTGAATAAAGAATATCAAAGAAACAATGAATATAGATATGGGACACAGTTATTAAAACAAGTGTTTGAAGTGTTAATTTGTGATATTAAAGAAAGAATAGGGTTTTCAGCATTAAAAGTATCAGCTTTATATGAATATGTTGATTTTTATTCGAGAAATGGTTTCGAGTATGTTTTACATACACCTGAAACGAGTCAACTTAATGAGTATGATATGTTTATTCGATATAATAGGCTCAAAGAAGTAATAATAAAATCTTAATTATCCCCTAACCTTGCCGTTAGGGCTTTTTTTATGCAAAAAACACGCTAAACATAAGCTTAGCGCATTTGTTATATCAATTCGTTTTTCTTCTCTTTTAACACAGTGATAGCATTTTCCAGTGCTTTTCGAACATCTTTTTCTATATCTACATGCGTTTCATTTTCAAACCTATTAAATGTAAAAGGAAGCACTTCAATATTCGCACATTCAAACTCTTTAATTAAGCAGTACAACTCAAATTCTTGTGCAGGAAATGACAACTTATACTTATCTAATAAGTGTTTAAATCCAGCAAGATCGTCATAACTTTTTTCCAATTCTGCTAGCTCGATGAAAACATCAAATGTAGATATTCCTGCACACATTGAGAGTGCGCGCAAGAATGAAACAGAATACTTGTTTAACTCTTTTTTATTGTAATCGTTCAATGTGTTTTGCGAGATACCAGTCAGTTTGCTTAACTGATACCTCGTTTTACTGTGTTTTTTTAAGAATTCATCTAATAGTTTTATTGACATATTTTTAGTTCAACTCGCTTTTTATAATTACTTCTTGTTTATCGTGTTTTTCCTTATCTTCATCTGTAGCTAGTTTAAAATCATCTTCATTAGTTACTACAAAGTTAATATAATAAGTTTCATCTTCAATATCTAATCGTGTTGATTGCACTAAAGTTTCATCTAAATATAGTTTGTCATCATCAAGCATACAAAGGGCTACTGCATACGCTTCATTTTTTGTAATAACTAAGTAGTCAGAGTCATTAAGTAAATCCTGCGAAAACGCTGGTGTTTGTTCTAATTCTTTACTGATAATTGCTTCAAATTCATTCATCGCGTCATAATATCTTTTTTGTGCTGTTGTTATTGTCATTTTAATCACATTCCTTTTCTATAATATAATTTTAAGCTGCTGTTTGTGGAAACAAGTCATTGTGTAGTTTAACTGCTTTCATTGCACAAGCCCAAACACTTAAACCGAAATTTATTTTAGTTTCATCTTTTACACTAGTAAATTTTTCATCATCTGAAATATTAAAACGTAATCCTAGTTTACTTTCAGCCCAATTCCAAGCTTTCAACTCTTCGCTTTTAGCAATATGTTTGCTTTCTTTTTTAGATTCTTCAACTTCTTCTTTCGCTTTAGACCAAGCAGCTTTTAAACAAACGGAGAAAGTTTTTTCTTTGTCTGTGTAACTTACCCATTCGATATCACTTAACCAAACGCTACTATCTCTGAACCAGTTCCAGGCTTGTTGCATGATTTCTGATTTGTTATACATTGTGTATTCCTCCCGTTCCTTTACTATATACATAGTATACTACGAATATCCGTAGCAGTCAATAGTTTTATTAAATTTATTATAAAATAAAAAAATACCCCGAAAAATTCGAGGTTGCTGTTATATTCAGATGTAAAACGGGATGTCAAACAGCTAATAGTTGAATGAAATAATGAACGAAAATCGTTCATGTGAATATTATTACATAGATTTTTATGTAATACAACACTTTTTTAACACTTGATTTCAAGAACATTTGTTCGTATAATGTTAGCAAGAGGTGAAGTAAATGTATAACTTATTTGATGATATTTTAGAACATTCAATAGTATTAGCAGATGCACTTAAGCGTAACTGGTCGATAGAAGTACTGTTTTTAAAGAACAATCATCACATGCGATACAAGTATGTCGTGCCTGTCCACATTGATAACGAAAAACATATTGTACAGCTTGAACGCTTTGACGAACGAATAATTGACATTAATATAGAAGATATTATTAGTTGTGAGATTATGTCATGAGAAAATATAGCTTTAATGATTTTAGATACATCTGCTATATTGAGGGAAAGAAGAACGCTGTTGAAAAGTTGTTCGCAGAGTTGCTTGAAATAAAAAAGTTAAAAGCTTTTTGTAGAAAAGTAGACAAGAAAGATATAGATTTAAAAACTATTTATCAAGAGTATTTATTTCAATGTAAAAACAAATAA